ATTTAGCTGGTGCAGAAACTGGCTATGAAAGTTTTGTATCTGGTGTTGGTACAGGAAACACGACTTATTATGCTATTGAATTAAATAGTGCTAATGAGTGGGAGGTTGGTATTGGTACAGTAACCGATGCTGCTCCTGATACTTTATCAAGAGATACAATTATATCTTCATCAAACGGTGATGCTGCAGTAAATTTTTCAGCAGGTACTAAAAATGTATTCTGTACATTACCAGCGAAGAAAACTATCTCTCCAGTTATGGATGCAACAACTTTTGTTGTAACACATAATTCAACTTTATCTGAAGACCAAACTCTAGATTCAGGCGTATTAGCAGGACCAGTAACTATTACTGGAACACAAACAGTAACAGGAACATTGGTAATTATTTAATGAGTAAAATAGAAGTTAATCAAATATCATCACAATGCGGATCAACATTAACAATTGGTCAATCAGGTGATAGTATTCAATTAGCTTGTGGAGCAACTCAAACAGGTTTTGGAAGAACAGGTACAGTTAACTGGGATACCACAGCTAAAACAGCATCATTCACAGCAGTGAGTGGTAATGGGTATTTTGTTAATACTACATCTGGTGCTATCACAGTTACATTACCAGCCTCACCAAGTGCTGGAGATATTGTATCTATATCGGATTATGCAGGGACAACTGCAACAAATAATATTACAATTGCAAGAAATGGTTCAAACATAAATGGAGATGCTTCTGACTTAACAATTTCAAAAAACAATTCTGGAATTACTTTAGTTTATGTAGATGGAACTCAAGGTTGGAAAGCAACTGAAACATCAAACTTAAATGATATTGAATTACAAGCTGCATTTATTGTAGGAACAGGCGGAACAGAAACAACATGTGGTAATTTTAAAATTCATACTTTCACAGGACCTGGAACTTTTACAGTAACTTGCGCAGGTAATCCTGTTGGTTCAAATACAGTTTCATACTTGGTTGTTGCTGGTGGCGGCGGAGGTGGCGGTGATCAACCTAATGGCTATGGAGCAGGTGGCGGTGGAGCTGGTGGTTTTAGAGAATCTAAAGCAGAAACAGATTCTTATACAGCTAGTCCATTAAATGCTACATCAGGTCCAACTTATAATTTACCTGTTACAGCACAAGCTTATCCAATCACAGTAGGTGGTGGAGGTGCAGCTGGAGCTACTGGAGGAGGTGGTAATGGTACACAAGGTAGTAGAGGTGCTACTTCTACATTTTCAACAATTTCATCAACAGGTGGTGGAGGTGGAAATATAGGTGCAGCCCCTGTTTCACCAAGTCCAGCTCCTGGTGGTTCTGGCGGAGGTGGTTCTGGGCCGTGTAGTACTAATGCTCAAGGTTCTGGAGGGACAGGAAACACTCCTCCTGTTAGTCCTTCTCAAGGTTTTCCTGGTGGAAATGCAAGAACTCCAGCAACTTCTTTATATGGAGGCGGTGGTGGCGGTGGAGCATCTGCTAAAGGAGAAGATTTTATTACTTCAATACCAGGCAATACCGCAGGAGATGGTGGAGCAGGAGTAACGACAAGTATTTCAGGAAGTCCAACAGCTTATAGTGGTGGTGGCGGAGCTGGTGCTTATAATAGTTTGCCTCTTGGACAAAACACGACAGATGGAGCTGGTGGAAATGGTGGTGGTGGACCTGGTGGAGAAGTACTACCAGGTAATTCTCACAATGCAGGATCAGGTACAGCTAACACAGGTGGTGGTGGAGGCGGAGCAGCTTCTAATTATCCAAGTACACCTGGTGTAGTTGATGCTGGTGCAGGTGGATCTGGTATAGTAATAATAAGGTATAAATATCAATAATTATGGCAAGTACAATTAAAGTAAATAATATTCAAAATCAATGCGGTGCTAACATCATCAATGAAAGCGCCAACACAATAACTATCGGTGCAAGTGGCGATACCATTACTCTTGCATGCGGTGCAAGTCAAACAGGATTCGGTAGAACAGGAACAGTAGACTGGGATACAACTCCTAAAACTGCAACGTTCAGTGCAGTATCAGGTAATGGATATTTTTGTAATACAAGTGGTGGAGCATTTACGGTAAACTTACCTGCAGGATCAGCAGGTGCAATTGTATCTGTTTCAGATTACACAAGAACTTTTGCATCTAACAATTTAACAATTAGTCCAAATGGATCAGAAAAAATAGGTGGTATTGCAGCAGACGCAGTGCTATCAACTAGTGGTCAAGCAGCGACTTTTGTATACGTAGATGGAACTGAAGGTTGGATTAATGTACAAGAAACATCTAGTTCAATACAAGGAACAGTTGAGTATGTGTCTGCAACAGGAGGAACTAAAGTTAATTCTGGAGATTACACTTATCACACATTTACAGGGCCTGCTACTTTTTGCGTAGCCGCAGTTTCTAATACTACTCCATCTAGAAATAACGTTTGTATGATGGTAGTTGCTGGTGGCGGTGGAGGAGGACAATGTCACGGAGGTGGCGGTGGTGGCGCAGGTGGTTATAGAGAATTTACGTCAGTGCCTATTACTGCTCAAGGTTATCCAATTACAGTCGGAGCTGGTGGAGCTCCTGTCCCAAATACTTCTGGATCACCTAGTACGGCTATATCTAATACTTCTACAGGTGGTGGCGCTGGAGGTAATCAAAGTAATGCTGGACCAGGAAATAGTGCACAAACAGGTGGTTCTGGTGGAGGTGCAGCAGGAGGTTTTGAAACACAATCTGGTGCCGCAGGTAATACACCTCCCGTTAGTCCACCACAAGGAAATAGTGGTGGTAATGGTGTTCAACCTGTACCATCACCTAGCCCAACAAGTGGTTATGCAGGAGGTGCTGGTGGCGGTGGTGCTACTGGTTCAGGTAGTGCTCCAAGTGGTTCTTTTCCTTTTACAGGTGGTCCAGGTGGTACGGGAAGTAATAATTTAAGTGCTTGGGCAACTATAACATCTACTGGAGATGGTGGATATTACGCTGGTGGTGGTGGCGGTGGAGGTTGGTGTGCCCCTGGAGGAAATGGTGGTGCAGGTGGTGGTGGTGATGGAGCTGATGATGCAGAAAGTCCAGCACCAAGTGGAACTGCTAATACTGGTGGTGGAGGCGGCGGATCAAGCGCTTCAGGCTCTCCAGGAAGAATAGGTGGTGCAGGTGGTAGTGGTATAGTAATTATTAGGTATAAATTTCAATAGGTAAATTATGAGTGAAGTAAAAGTAAATAAAATTAGTCCAAGAACAAATTGTGGTACAGTAACTGTTGGAGATTCTGGTGATTCAGTATCAGTTACAGCAGGTGTTCCAGTAACAGTTAATGGAGATTTAAAATCAAATGCATTAAAAGCAGTTGATGGTGGAAGTATTATTAGTCAATGTGGAACAAACATTACTTTAGGTGCTTCAGGAGATACAATTAATTTAGCGGCTGGTGCATCACAAACAGGTTTTGGTCGTACAGGTACAGTGGATTGGGATACGACTGCAAAAACTGCAAGTTTTACTGCAGTATCTGGTAATGGTTATTTTGTAAACACTACTTCTGGAGCAATAACTTTAACTTTACCTGCCTCACCAAGTGCAGGTGACATAGTTTCAGTAAAAGATTATGCATATACTTTTGAAACAAATAATTTAACAGTTAATAGAAACGGTTCACCTATTGGAGGAGGATCAGATACTGATACTATATCTTATAGTACAAACGGAGATTTTTTAACTTTTATTTATGTAGATGCTACACAAGGTTGGGTTTTAACAAATGATTCAACAAATACAGATAGTACAGGTGCTGAATATATAACAGCAACAGGTGGAACTATAACAACTGTTGGTGATTTTAAAGTACATCAATTTACAGGACCAGGAACATTTACTGTTACCTGTACGGGTAATCCAGGAGGTTCAACACAGGTTGATTATTTAGTAGTTGGTGGTGGTGGATCCGGTGGACTTTATCCTGGAACAGGTGGTGGCGGAGCAGGTGGTATGAGAATAGGTTCTGTTGTAGACACTTCACCGACAATTCCAATTAGAGCACCTGGTTTCACAGTCTCAGCAACAAGTTATCCAATAACAATTGGAGCAGGCGGTACACCAACAAATTACCCAGCTAATAATCCAACTAGAGCACCAAACGGAAGTCCGTCTTCTGCTTTAGGTTTTACCGCAACTGGAGGTGGTGGTGGTGCAATAGCAGGTGCTTCACCCGTTCCTCAAGAAGGAGCACAAACAGGTGGATCAGGTGGTGGTGGCGGTTTTAACGGCCAAGCTGGTGCAGCAGGAAATACACCTCCTGTGAGTCCTCCTCAAGGTAATAATGGTGGAACAGGTCACCCTACTACCTGTAACCCATCCGGTGGAGGCGGTGGTGGTGGAGCTGGCGCTGTTGGTTCAAATGGAAGTGGAGGACCTGTAGGCGGTGGAGCTGGTGGAGCAGGGATAAATGTATCTCCTGTTTTTGGAACAGCCCCTCAACCTTTTTATATAGCTAATCAATCTGGAAATGCGGGTAATACTGCGTGTGGTCAATTTGCTGGAGGAGCTGGTGGATCTAGTTATAGCGGTTCTCCTTCTGTTGGAGCCATAGGTGGTGGAGCAAATGGAGCAGTAAACTCTGAAGGAAATGGTAAAAATGGAACAACAAATAGTGGTGGAGGTGGAGCAGGAACTCAATCATTACCAAGTAATAGTGGAGCAGGAGGCTCTGGTATAGTATTAATAAGATATAAATTTCAAAATTAATATGTATTTACTAAACTTAAAAATTAATATATAAGGAGAAACATTATGGCACATTTTGCAAAACTAGGAGCTAACGGAAAAGTTATTCAAGTATTAACACTTGATAACAAAGATATGTTAAATGCTGATGGTATTGAAGATGAATCAGTAGGTCAACAATATTTAGAAACACATAATAATTGGCCTGCACAAATGTGGATTCAAACTTCATATAATACTACTAGTAACACACATAGAAAGGGTGGAACACCTTTCAGAGGTAACTACGCAGGTATTGGTTATGAATGGGACGAAGATAACAATATCTTCTGGCCTAAAAAACCTTACGCATCTTGGGTAAAAAATCCTACAACTGCAACTTGGGAATCACCAATTGGTCCCGCTCCTACATTAACTGCAGAACAAGAAGCTCAAAACACACCAGCAGATGCAAATACACCTGCAACTCATCAATGGCATTATGCGTGGGATGAAACTAATCAATCCTGGAACTTGACAGACGCATTAGCATAATATATATCTGGTGGTGGTATGCAAAAGAAAGTATTAACAGAACAAAGTCTATTCTATGGTGATATCGATATGCCGAAAGGTTTTGAGATAGACCAAGAAAAACTTACTAACGATATTTTACAATCATCATTTACTAATAAACAATTTCCATTCTCAAGAACTTGGGATATGTTAAATACATATATGCGAGACTTTATAGGTCTTGATTATGGTATCAATTTAGTTAATAAAAATTCTTGGGGTGACATTTATAAACCCGGTCAAGTATCTAAACCATTATTAAATGTAGATCCAGTAGATCTTCGAAACTCACCTGACTTTACAATGCTTTACGGAGTTAAAGTTGATAAGTGTTGGGTAAGAATACATTTTGACGATAATAGAAGAAAAGGAAGAAGTTGGGATATAGAACTTAAAAAAAATATGTTTGTTATGTTTCCATCTACTAATATGTACATTGTATCAAATGATCAGAAAGATAGTTTGAATTTTGTTCAAACCATAACTTATGAATATATCTAATTACTATTGGTATTTTAGTGGTGTTCTTACACCAAGGTTTTGTGATGATGTAATAGCTTATGCTAATCAACAAGAAGAAACAATGGCAAGAACGGGTGGTTATGGAGATAGAAAATTATCTAAAGAAGAAGTTAAAGATTTAAAAAGAAAAAGAAATTCTGATTTAGTCTGGTTAAATGATACTTGGATATATAAAGAATTACACCCATACGTTCACGAAGCAAATAAAGCAGCTGGTTGGAACTTTGAATGGGATAGATCAGAGTCTTGTCAATTTACAAAATATAAACATAACCAATATTATGATTGGCATTGCGACGGGTGGGACAAACCTTACGAAAAAGAAGGACCCGAAAAAGGTAAAATTCGAAAACTATCTATGACTTGTCAGTTAACAGATGGTTCAGAATACACAGGTGGTGAATTAGAATTTGATTTTAGAAACTACGATCCACATATGAGAGATGAAGCTAAACATTTAAGAAGAGCAAAAGAAATATTACCTAAAGGATCTATTATTGTATTTCCTTCTTTTGTTTGGCATAGAGTTAAACCCGTAACATCAGGCACAAGATATAGTCTTGTAGTTTGGCATTTAGGAAGGCCTTTTAAATAATGTATATAAGTAACTATTTTAACACTGCTATCTGGTCAGAACAAAAACC